TGAGTCAGCTACTTTAGTTACTTCAATTAACCAGTATTTCATTACCATAGCACCTCCTCCTTGTAATAACATATTCAAAGCGGAATGAGGACTACGGGTCCTTAGGAAACGTCCGTCAAATCCTTATAACCAACCACGGTTCTGTGCGGCTGCTTTAACACCTTCTGCTAGTTTACCCATAGAAGGTACAGCTTGGAAGAATTTCTCCTTAAGTTTTTTACCTTCTTTAGACTTACCTCCTACAATAGTACCTAGCTTCCAATCACCAGCGCCGTATAACAATGCGTAGATCATGGTCTTACTCTGGTCTCTTGAAGTCAAACCAGCCGCTTTCATGTTAACGGTGTGTATGTCAGTACCTTCTTCCTTAACTCCGTTGACTACAGTATCTGAGTACTCTTTGTCCTTCATGTAGTTAGCTAACATTCGTAATTCAAGACCACTAGCGTCACAACCAACTAACTTGTAACCCTTACGTACACCAAAAAGACTTCTACATTCTTTACCGTAAGGGCTGTAAGCAGCGGGTACTTGAGCAACGTTAGGGGAGCTATGTGTCATTCTAGAACTAGCTGCTCCTAAGCTATTAACGTAACCATGGATTCTCCAGACCCCTTGGCCCTGATGCCATCTAGCCTTAGCTATCCAATCCTTAACCATAGCTTCCCTCTTCTGGATAAGGAAGTACTCGGCCAAAGGTTTAGCTTCTGGTACACCAGCGTCAGCGGCTTCCTGTAGCACCACATCGTCAATTATATAGTTACCCTTGTCTGTCTTCTTGGTTAGCTCGTAGTTAGCCTTCAGAAGTCTTTCAGCTATTTGCTGTCGACTACCTAGGGAAAACTCAGGCCACTCAATAAGGGAAAAGGAACCCGAAGTATATCTTCGTTCGGGTACAAGCTCTCCCACGTCGACTTCTGTGTACTCAGGCGGATAGACTGAGGTTTCCCAGTCAGGTAGCTTCGAGAGACCCACACTGGAGACACTACCATCCTTCTTGAGTTTAGGTTGAACCTCCCTTACCAACTTAGGTAAAGGCTTGAAGGTACTGTGTACTTCCTCCTCCAGTTCAATCACTCGGCTCACTAGTCTCGCATGTAACTTCTCAGCTTCCTGATAGTTAAATACAAAACCATGCTGCATCTGTCGTTGAATGATTACCGCAGTATCCATCTCACACTTAATGCTCTGCCATGAGAAATTCTTAAGTAACCCTATGAGTTTCCAAAGTACATCTACATTAACAGAGACATCCTGATCACAGTACTTACCCATGCGTTCCGTATAGATACTACCAGTCCAGCAGGGTTCAAACTTGAAGGACTTGCCTTGTTGTTCTGCTGCTAGTTTACTAGCGAGTATCTCTGGGTCATACACTGGTTGATCTGGGTCCAACACAGGGTAGTACTCTTCCTTGGGATTCCCTAGTCTAACACCCCAAGAACCAAGGGAGTGTCCTCCTTCTAAGTCAGGGTGATACATACGGCTCATCCATAAGGTATCCAGAATGATTACCTCTGGTCTCGGTTTCCACCCATACTGTTGAAACAGCATAGTTAAGTCGAACCCAATGATATTATGACCAGCAAGTACATCATACTTATCTAGTTCATCTAGGAGTTCCTGAGAATCCTGAGTAGATACTACGGACTTAGTATGAGCATCAATAACTGTAGCGCAGTGCATGGTTGTCATAGATTCTAGGAGACCATCTGTCTCCGTATCAAAGACCCCTATGCGCTTACGCTCTATTTCTTTCCACATAAGTTCTCCTCTAATATTGCTTAGGTTTAACTTTACACTTTAAGAGTTCCTTCCTGAACAACTGTAGGGACTCTATAAGGTTATCTAGTTTAGCTACTTTCTTTTCTACATGCTTATTAATATTACCTGTCTGAGGTATATAGAAGTCTAAAGAAACAACTTCACTACAATCAGTTATAGTTAGAAAGTTTTTAAAGCCGTCATGGGGATCTACAGCCCACCTTACCGAACCTCCTTCATCACTTCGTTCACTTAAGAAACGCTTATCGTGTGCTATCATTATGTTCTCCTTTAGTAACCTAAGGGTTCATCGTCAAACTGAGTATCATTCCCGTCAAAGAATGTCTCAGGGTCGACTACATTCATCCTACCAGTCTCATCATCAAAGTGGGCATAATCACAAGGACCTGTCCTACCACTGAATCTACATTTAAGTACATGGAATGAAGTAGTATTTCTCTCTTTATCACTTTCAGCATACTTGTTCCTCGCTATTGCTATGGTAGTCATGGCTATCTGCTTGAGGGAACCTGAACCTTTCAAGTCGTCTTCCGTTGGAATCCTTCCCTCTTCAAATGATTTACCACCACCACCAGTTTTTCTTAGGTGACTCACGACTATCACACAGATGTTCAAGCGTTTCACCATCTTAAGTAACCTGTTCATGAACTTATCCATACTCAGGTTCTCTTGTCCAGCTACTGCATCACTCACAGCAATAGTAATATGATCCAGAAAGATGATACGACAGCCTTCCACAGTGGCCGCGTACTCAATCTTATCCAGAAGTGAATCGTCCTCCACTGACCCTTCGTGATCGAGGGCGAAGAATCGTCCGTGGCTGAAGAGTTCTTCATGTATCTTCTTCTCCTCTGCTTCAGGGATGTTTACGTCCGGCAGCATGATACGTTTGTTTGCGTGGATAGCCATAAGACCACCAACGGTATCTCCCGTGTCTTCCTCCAGACTAATATCCATGATGTTGTGCGTTGTCTTTGTCAGTAGGTTATACTTCCATTCCCTAAGTACCTGAGTCTTACCTGAGCCTGTACCTGCGGTGAGCAATACAATCTCACCAAAGCGGATACCGTAGGTCTTCTGGTTCAATGCGGCATACTGAGGATCAAAGGGAATACTTTCGACATCCTTCTTCTCCTTATACTTCTCCCAAGTATCTGCGCCATTGATAATACCACCTAGGGTATACTTCTTGGCTCTAAAGAACTCATCAACATACTTGGAACCCTTGTTAGCCTTAAGGTAATCACAAGCGTCTTTACCCTCTGTTAACTGGAGTACCTTAGCACGTCCGGGAAACATAGGGCCTACTTCTTCAGTAGCTGCTCGTCCGGGATCATCAGCATCAAAGTTCAATACGATACTCTCGAATTCCTTAAGTGCTTCAAAGGACTTCTTGCATTCCTTCTTAGCTGCATTACAACCATTAAAGATACTGACGTGAGGATACTTACTACCTGACATACGGTAAGCAGCCAGTGCATCGTATTCACCCTCAGTAATCGTGATGGAACGTCCGGTCTTAGGGAACTCATTCATCCCGAAGAGTACTGACTTACTCATGTCCCCATGAATCTTATAGACTTTCTCAGGGTAGAATCTTTCCTTGATAGCTACCAGTGTTCCCTGTGCATCATAAGCTGGGAACAAATGACTACCCTTTGCTGTAGTCTTGACACCAAACTTCTTACAGGTGTCTAAATCAATCCGTCTATCAGGAATACCTTTGTATTCAGCATCGTGATAGAACTCAAAGTCAAACTGTGTTGTCATTGGTTCTCCTTTATGGTTATCTCCTGTGTACTCCTCAGTTTTACCTGAATTATCCCAGCCCCCACAACGATCACAATATTTACCACCATCAGCATACTCACACATGGCATCACTGGAACCGCAGGAATTAGGGGCAGTACACGGTAATTTATATTTTACAATTCTTCCACCCACTCGTATATTTCCTCTTTAGTTAAATAAAGTGTAAGTATTTCCTTAGCGTACTCTGCTTTATCTTTACACCCCTCTACTGAACATTTCAATAAGTCCTCCTATGATTCAACTGGTATAGCTACGTATTCCTGCCATTCACCAATCTCACAGACACCTGTTTCCGATTCGAAGCAGACCCCTGAACTCTCGGGTTCATCGTACCTGAACTCTCGTTCTAGAGGATTAAACGGGTTAGTTGCTATCCATAATTTAATTGCTTTCCTATTGCGTCTTTAAGCATCTTTATTACCTCCCAGTTTACTAACTAAACGTTTAACTACTAGGTTATGATTGTAAAACAGAAGGAATTTATCTTCGAGAATCTCCTTCAAGGGAACCCAAGTGTAATCAGTAGTTTCCACTGAGTCAACCTTTACCTCTAGTTCATACTCAGGCTTAACTACGAACAGGTAATTGACACCTACATTCCTAGCACCTAGATTATCTCGGTTCTCCTCAACAGCCTGTGATAAACACTGTGCATTACTGCTAATGATTAACTGCTCTAGGTCAAACCCCATCTCCTCATGCGTCTCCCTCATGCAAGCATCAAGAGTTGTCTCATCGTGATTCATGAAACCACCGGGTAAACCCCACTGACCATCACCACGAGGACCCCCTCGTTTACCTAGGAGCACCTTATTGTTCTGCACTATAACAGCAAAGGATACTACCTCTACTGGGTTACCAAATGGGTGTCCTTCCTTCTTCTGTTGAGCAGACTCAGTTGTAGTTGTGTATTCTACAGATAAACGATCGTGGTCCCCGTGGTTCTCCAAGAACTCTTTAGTTTCCTTAGGGATAAACTCTTCTACTGTCCAGAGAGATTCAGTGTACCAAGCATGTCGAACCTGTGTAGCATTACAATCATGCGTGTCTACTGTATTCACTGGATAAAGGAAGGAGCTACGATAGAAGTCCTCGTCCTTACTACTACAGAACACAGTCACTTCTGTCGGG